CCTCACCAACAGCCAGGCGCTCAACGGCAGCCTCAACCAGCGTGGTCAACTTGGCCCAATCGGTAGCAACGGCAGCGGTCTGGCCGTTACCGATACCCTTGGGTGCGCCACCAGAAGCGGCTGCGGTGCCGAACATTGTGGCGTTCAACTTGGTGATGACAGCCTTGCGGATGTCGTTCAGCAGGGTGGCCTCGATGAGGGCGTTGTCCTGGGCGACCATCTGCTTGCTCAACTTGAACTGAGCGGTCAGGCGCTTGGGCGTCAGGTTAACGGAGGTGAAGGCGTAGGCGGGGTCGGTTGCACTTGCCACCTCGGTAGCCCATGCCACGTTACCGCCACCGAGAACGGGGATGCGGACGTCACCGACAAGGCCGGTGTAGTAGCGGGCACCTGCCTGAGCGGCTACGAGGCCCTCACGGATGGGGGCAAAGGTGTTGTACACGTCGATGCCGATGGTGTCGTCATGCTCGGCGGTTACGGTAACATCTGCACGCAGTTGAGGCACAACAATCTGGCCGACGGTGCCAAGACCTGCGTTGCGCATTTCCTCACGACCGGCACGGGTGATGGCTTCAACGTCATCGCTCAACTTGTCACCTGCAGCGACTTCACGGATGGCACGGAGCAGGGAGAAGTTCTGCTTCTTCTCCTCGCGCACCTTAATGGAACTGACCTTCTTGCTCACGGCATCCTGGCCAGCCTGGAGATCATTGATAGAGCGCTTCATGCCCTCCATCTCATTCTTCAGAGCGTCGAACTCAGCGTTGCGCTCCTCGGTGTTCTTCTTGATTTCGTCCATAGAATCTTGTGGATTAAGAGAGTTAATATCTGTTTCCTGTTTGTTTTCTTCGTTGTCTTCGTTTTCAATCATCCCTCTCATGAGGGCACCGTCCAGCACTGCTGCACGGGAGTCCACATTGGTCTGCGGGTAAGCAGGGTGGATGACCACGCTAACGTCATAGAGGCCGTTAACCTCATCGACGTAGCGGATAAGCGCACGGCTATCCTTGTCGTTCTTCTCGTAGTGAACGCCGGTATCCTCGTCGCAGGTGTACGCAAACGAGCATCCGCGGAAGTCGCCACGGCGAACACCCTGGAGGACGGTCTCGCCGTCATTGGTCATGGGTGCCTCGTACGAGAATTTAAGGCCGTGCTCATCAAGCGAGAGACGCAGGGAGCCTTCACCGTTGACTGAGCGGGCCACCATGCGGCTGTTGTCGTGGTCGATGTTGGCCACCACGTCGCTCTTGGCAATCAGTTCCTCGGTGATGCTTTCTGGCATCATCACTTCCTCAACCATGCGGCCCTTGTTCCAGTCGGGAAGGAACACGCTGCGCTGGTTGAATACGACTGCATAACCCTCGATGGTGCGCGAGTTCTCCAGCGCACGCAGTTGGCAGTCTTCGGTATTGCGGTAAATCTTTGTCATGATTTCTTCCTTGAGTTTTTCTTGGGTTCTGCCGGCGCTGCAGTCGGCTCGCCCTTGATTTTCGCACTATCAATTGGAGCGACGTTGCAAGTGATGAATGCAGAGTCACCGCCCTCTACAGGAGCGTGACCCTCGCGCATCCTCACCTCGTTTGGCGTAAGCACGCCAGCCGATATCATCTTGGTGTAATAGTCGGCCTTAGTGCCCATGTCGCCGATATAGTAATCGTCCAAGTCAAACTTGACGCGGTAGTCACTCAACAAGGCGTTGGGGATGAGTTTCACGGTGAGTTCGGTCTCAATCTTGTTGATCAGCGGGAACAGCGTGTCGGTCATGAAGGCCGTCTGCGCGCTCTCGCTGCCCTTGTAGTTGGTGCTTGATGACTGGAACACCCTGTCGGGGTGAACTCCGAAGAAGCGGCAGATGTCAAGCACGTTGAGGTTCTTCGACTCCACCAACTGCAGGTCGCTCGGTGAAAGCGACAACTGGTTGAACTTCATCGTGCCGGGCAAGGTGAAAATCTTCGCCCCGCTTGTCAACTGTGTCGTGATGTTGTCCTTGACGGCGTTGAGTTGGTCGTCCTGGGGAGCGCCGAAGCCCTGCACCAGGTTGGAGTCGCCGCTGATGAAGCCGCGCAGGGTGGAACCCGTGGCGAAACTGTCCATCTGCAGGCTGTCGAGATTGCCGCCGACCCCCAACACCTTCTGCGCATAGGTCAGCGTGGACACGCCCGTGAAGCCTCCGTCAAGTGACAGGTTCTTCAGGTGGATGATTCGCCAGCCCTCGCATGTGGTGATGAGGTTGTTGACATCATCATTGATGGTGTAGGTATTGCTATCCTTGTCATAATCGCAGTTACCATAGGGAATGAGGTAAAGGCGGGAAACCTCGCCGTCTGCGTTGAAGTAGGGATAGATATAGGCATTGCCGTGCAGAAGCATTTCCACGACGGCAGCCTTCCAGAAGTCGAAGGAGTTCACCCTGTCGTTGGGCTTGAGACGCAGAACGAGTTCAAGGGGGTGCTGCTCATCCACCTGCCAGTACTTGCCGATGCGGCGCTCGATGTCGATACCCAGGGAGGCAACAGTGCCGCTGACGATATCGACGCAGCGCCACACCGCCGCCAACATCATTCCCGCGTTGGTGGTGGTGGAAACGGTGTAGGTCTTGCCGTTGACGGTGACCTGCAGCAACGGAGGCGCCGTGATTGAGCGCTTTTTGCTCTTGAAAATATCAAATATTCCCATATTTTCGTGCGTTATATTTATATGGGAAAGTGTTTAACAGGTAGTTTTTAGCGCTTCTGCTCCAATGACACGCCTAATGCCATCAATGCGGTGATGGCTCCGTCTATCTTGCGGTTCTCGCTTCGCTTCAACGGCTTGCAGTTGTCCATGTTGTCACGATCGAGAATGCAGTTGTCAAAGCAGTAGTTGTTTATCGGGTTTTCACCGAATGTCAGCAGCCCCTGGTCGAGCATCCTCACAATAGCCATGCAGGGCTTGGTGAAATAGTAGTAGGTCTGCTTGTACGGGTGCAGGAAGTTCGCCCCTCCCGAATTGATGATGAGGTTGGTGAACTCGGCGGCCTTGTTCGGGTCATAGGCAATTTGCAGAATTCGCAAATTCCTGCCGTGGGCGAGGATGTCTCCCACGATCTGCTCGTAACTGATGATGTTGCCAGGGCATAGGTGTAGGTAACCTCCGTCCACCCATCGCTGATATACTTCCCTGTTCGGGTGCTTCGCCATTCGCCCCTCGGGAAAATAATACTCCGTATGGATGTGGCTGCGCTTCTCGTTATGCAAATAGATGTAGTAGGACACAGCCGAAAAGTCGTTGTCAACCGACAAGTCCACGCCCACCTCGCAGTCGGCACGGTAACCGAGTGTATCGATGTCGAGTTGGCGTGAGTGCTCACGGATGGTGCTGCCTTCAATCCATGACTTGTCGTTGCCGGTTACGAAGATGTTCAGCATCTTGGTGCGGAACGCCTTCATATTCTCGGCGCTCTTCTGGGCCTCTGCCCATTGCTGCTCGTAGAAGTCTGGCCTTACGGTTACGCCCAGGTGAGGCTGCACCTTGGCCCATGTGGCTGGGTCGCTCTCGTCATCGTCGCAGTCGGGCATGAAGATGTGGGCGAACGATGTGTCGTCCTCGTTGTAGCCTCCAAGCACCTCACGCAGCAGCACCCCCTGCTCGTGCTCGAGTTCCTGGACAAACGGGGCAGTCTGCTTATCCGAGGCGGCGGTGATGGTAATCAGCAGGGGATTGGTGCGCATGCCCATGGATGTGGTCAGCACGTTGCGCAGGTCGGCGCTGTCGGCCTGTGCGTATTCGTCCATGATGACCGTTGAGGCGTTCAAGCCGTCCAATTTGTCGGGAGAGTTCGACAGGCAACGGATGGAACTGTTACGGCCTTCCCTCCACTTGATGAGTTCACGCGTCGCCTTGAACTTGGTCCAGCCAGGGTCGAGCCCATGGAGCACACGGCTTATCTCGTCGAAGCAGATTTTCGCCTGATCGTAGGAGTTGGCACCGGTATACGCCTGGGCGTTGTCATCGCCGAACAGGAAGTCGTAGATGGCGAAGGCGCAGACAGATGTGGTTTTGCTGAACTTGCGGGGCACGAAAAGCAGGGCATTACGCACAAGCCTGTTGCCGTCATCCTTGACGAAGCCCATGATGCTGGAGAACTGGAACACCTGGACGGGCGTGAGTTTGTATGACTGACGGCCTTCCTGCCCGCTGAACTTCAGGAACTCGTAGAAGCGCATGAAGTTGACGGCTGCAGCCGTGTCGAAACTGTAGGTCTCCAACAGCCGTAAAAATTTTACGGCTGACAAGAGTTCGTAGACGTTGTGCGCATCGGGGCACGACACAAGGCCACTGAAGTACCCGTCAAGGCGTGGGTCTATGTCACCCAGCAGGTACCCGTCAAGGTCGGCGCTGCACAGTTTCCCGATAGCCAGCCTTTTCGCCTCCCGCTCAATCTGCTTTCTTTCGTCTGTCATCTATCCTGCTTTTCTGCATCATCGACTGGAGTTGTTCCAGTGGGTTGGTCACGGCCGTCTTGATGGTGGCGTTGCTGGCCTCGTTGCGCCCTGCCAATTCGATGAGGAACTGGCAGGCACGCAGTTCACCGTCCAATGCCCTCTTCACCTGTTCACGGATGATGGCCTCACGGACCGTCATCACCGTGCCGTCGTACTCGGTGTCCTCATCGAGGATGGCGTTCACAAGACGCTGTGACGTGGTGTCGGTGTACATGAGTTTCGGCGGCACCATGCCCTTGATAAGATTCGCTTTGCTGTTGGGGTGCTGCCCGCAATTTTCATATCCCATCTTTAATCCTGTTTATGTAGTCATTAATATCTTTTTCAATCTCTTCTCTCTTGCGTTCCTTATCGACTTGACGTCGCGCTTTGTTAAAGCGTGCCTTCCACATCTGGCGGTGCAGTTCATGGTGGCACTCGCTGCACAAGGCCATGAGGTTGTCCACATTGTAGGCCAATGCTTCCATCTCTGCCCTTGTGTGTCCTCTCTCGATCGGGACGATGTGGTGTACCTCGGTGGCCATCCTGGGGCGTGGGCCGCC